ATCATTTGAAAGGCTCTCCTCCAAACCACATTACTAAAGATTTTCTAAGTCCCTTTGTAATAGGCACTACTCTATGATTAATAAAACTTGCAAAGAATACAGCGTGTCCTTGTTTAGGTTTTATAATATTATTAGGTTTTCCTAATTCTAGTCCACCCCCTTCAAATTCAGACTCGTGTGACAGCACAAGGGTCATAGATATTTTTCTAACTGGAGGCTCGTGCTTCATAACTAAATCACAATCCATATGCCAATCATAAAAACCACCTTCAGGATATTCCGTATATTGTGCTTGTTCATTTATTGCCATATCTTGAAATCCAAAATGTCTTCTATTAGTTTTATGCATTACATCTTCTAATTTTTTATACATTGGAATTGAATCCGGTTGATCAAAGGGTATCCAACTAATGTGAGATATTCTAGTTTTAGTATTATATTCTCCTCCTTTTCCCCCACCTACTTGTGCGTTTTGTGGTGGCATAGATCTTCCTAATTTACTAATGATTTCACATTGCTCTGGTGTAAATATAGGTTCTGTGGTTTCCACCATGTAACTTTTCCAATTTGGTTCTGTATGTATCATTATTTAATTGCTCCAACTAAAACTTTCTTTTCTTTAAAAGAAGGTATAGTGTAATGAAATATTTTTCCATCAAATATAATTATTTTTCCTTTTTTAGGACTTACTTTTATATTTAGGGGTTCTTTAAAAATAGTATCTCCATCTGCATCATTTAAATATAATATAAAACTATATTTTTCATCAGGATGATTATGTTCTCTTTGATAACCCCCTTTATTATATTTAATGTAGTGTAACCAAAAAATTCCCGACTGAATATCTTTTATAGGAATTATTTCTTTAATTAATTTATCATTAAATAAAGTAATTATATTATCAGTTTGAAAACCTTTTTCAGTACAAGTTCCTTCTTTTTTTTTACCATCATAGGTATTTATTATTTCTATAATTTCATCTACAAATTTATTATCTAAATAATAAGAAAAATGTATCATTCTGCTCCTCTGTTATTTATAGGGTTATAATCTACATCGCAATTAGCTGCAAGAGTACGTCTAACTTCATCGGTTGAATTAAAAGGATAAACTGTGTGTCTCATATCATAAGGAAATATAAAAAAATCTCTTTCTCTTAAAATAGGTTGATAATCTACGTTTGCAAATTGACCAGATGAATTACCTAATATACTTAATTTTCCATTTTGTGGGCTATCTGCTGCTGAATATTCAACTCCATAATTTTTAGGTAACTTTAAAATCATTACAGAAGATAGACCTGTAAATAAACTACCTTGGTGAACATGCACTGGATTGTACTCATGTTGTTTCATTTCATTAACCCAAATAGAGTTTAAATTAGTTTTATATTCTTTTATTTTATTCCAATTTAAATAATGATGATAAATATCCATAAACCATTGATGGACATTTGTAGGTATTAAGCTATGTCTTTTCATTTTTGATTCATCTTTTCCATCATAAAACAATGAATGTTCTTTTTCTATTTTACCTACAAGTTGTTTATTAGCTGACGCTAAATTATTAAAATTAGCTTCATAAATATAATTAATAGAATTAAAAATATCTACTGGAACTTCATACTTTATTACTGATTGACCTAAAAATATTGCTTTAAAATTTAATATGTCCATATTTTTCTATAATTCTTTGTGGAATTCTTTCAATATAAGGGTTGTATACTTTTCTAACCGGCCCATCAAATAATTTATGCATATTACTACCAACAACTTTATCATCATAAGATAAACCATTAACTTCTACTTGATTTAAATTATCAAACCTATGATTAAAATAAGGTTCATCAATAAATTGATATATTTTTTTAAACTCCTGTTCAGAATTTGTAACCATATCATCGTATTTTACATAGTGACACATACCTGGATAGTTGTATGAATTTTGAATTGCGTCTAGCTCTTTAGCAATAGCTCCATTTTTATTCATTAACATCATTAACTTGTCTAAATCTGTTTCATGACCATATCTATTAGGAAATGCATCAGGGTTTTCTGTGTACCATTGCATATATGAAGCTAGTACATCCATTAGATCTCTAAGTAATACGATACATTTAAAGCCGTGTTTAAAATGTTTTTGCATTAATTTTAAATTAGCAGGTGTTGTCACGGGACCACGATCAATGATTATACGTTGAGGCCAATGTTTATAATAATTCTCATAAACAGAATCTAATACATTATCTAAAGATTGATGATCGGGAAAATTGTGAAAGACATCTGTATTTTTTAATAGATGTAAATCTTTCATTATCTCTAAAGTAACAGAGTTAGCAGTCGCTGCTATCTCTTTATTTTGATTCATAATACTTGCAAATAAAGTATTACCCGACCTTGGTAATGCTACTAAAAATAGTAGTTTTCTATTCTGGTTTTTTTCCAAAACTTGGTTCTGAAGTAATTGCTTCTTTTCGATTGTGTTCCAGTTCTCCATCTCTTTTTACTCTTTCTATAGTTTTTAATTGACCTAGTACATTGAATACTTCTGCTTGGGATGATCCAGATGTTAGGGTTTTAGATTTATGCTGCATGATTTTATTGTAAGATTCTAATTGATGTTCGTTAACATCTTGATCATTAAAAGAACCATCGTTAAATTCTTTTTTAAGTTTAGACCACATCTTTAATTCTCGCATTCTATCTCTTGCAGTAAGCTCCATATTCGCTTTACCATATCTCTTTTCATCTAAATCAATTTTCCAAAGTTCTTTCTTAAGATCATCTTCTTCTTCTATAATTTTTTTCTCTAGTCTTTTAATTTTAATATCATTTCTTCTATAATCAAAAGACAACGACATTAGGTTTTCTAAAAATACATTCTGTTCTCTAACGCACTGCCAATACTTAGAAGCTTTAGTTGGATATTTCATATCTTGAAGTACGGATATTCTAGCTTCTGTCTCTGTTCTGAAAATTTGTTTCTTAGTCCAAGTATCTCTGAACTCACCTACCATATTTTTAAATGCCTTAACATCTTCTGCAGGTAAAATATTATGAAGATGCTGTTCTTCTTTTTCTATTAACGGTTGGATATTTCTTTTTTCTGTATTCATTTCTTGTATTCTTTTTACATTAATTAATTAAAAAGTAAAGGGTTAAGAACTAGATATTGTAACGGTTGTAGGTCCTGCACCTGTAAATTCTTCTGTTGCTGCTGATTCTGAAAGTTCATTTCCACCAAAACCTAAAGCTGATGTTTGTGTGCCACCTCCTGCTAATAAATCTCTTGCTGTACTCATAGATGTAGTATTTGTCCAAGATGTTCCATCATATTGTTCAGTTACCGCTGTTTCACTAGGGTCATCATTACCCCCAAAAGCTAATGCTGCTGTTTGTATGCCAGCACCTGCTAATTCTCTTCTTGCTGTAGTTAAATTTCCACCCCCAGTCCAAGATGTTCCATTATATTCTTCAGTTGTTGCTCTTATAGGAGGAGAAGCGGGAGTTCCACCACCAAAATTCAAACCTGCTGTTTGTGTTCCAGCTCCTGCTGATTGATATACACTCGTAGCTAAATTCCCACCATTTGTCCAAGATGATCCATCGTATTCTTCGGTCGCTGCTGTAAGTCCAGGACTATATCCACCAAAACCTAAACCTGCAGTTTGAGTTCCAGCGCCTGCCATACCAAATCTTGCTGTATTTAAAGTTCCTCCAGCAGTCCAAGCAGTACCATTGTATTCATTACTAGTATTTGTTGTAGTTGGACTTTCAAGGGGAGCAAGACCACCAAAAGCAAGTCCTGCTGTTTGTGTTCCACATCCCGCAATACGTCTTAATGCTAATGGTAAATTACCTCCACCTGTCCAAGCGGTACCATTATATTCTTCGGTAGCTACATTACCACTTGCACCACCTGGTGCAGTTCTACCACCAAAAGCCAAACCTGCTGTTTGTGTTCCAGCTCCTGCTAAACCTTGTCTTGCCGTACTTAAATTTGAACCTGTAGCCCAAGCTGCTGCTGCAAACTCTTGACCCTTTAAAGTTTGTGATGTTGTATTATACCAAATTTGTCCAAGTACTGGATTAGCTGGATCCGAAGATACCACTTGTATATTTGTTCCGTGAATTTCTTTGTATGTAGCCATAATATTTTAATCTGTTCCTACTGTTAATGTTGCAGGTCCACCACCATCGTATTCTTCTGTTGCAGTTCCTGAAGGTGTACCACCAAAAGCTAGAGCTGCCGATGTAGTTCCAGATCCTCCTGAATAAGATCTTGCTATATTCATAGTTGCAGTTGCTGTCCAAGATGAACCATCATATAGGTTTGCTGTTCCTAAAACTTCGGGTTGTTGTCCACCAAAGGACAAAGCTGCTGTCTGTAAACCAGCACCTGTATTTGCTTGTTTTCCTACTGGTAAAGCTCCACCAGCTGTCCAAGAAGTACCATTATATTCTTCAACATATGGATCCCCTGCGCCAGCAATTGCAAGTCCTGCTGTTTGAGTTCCTGCTCCTCCTAAAGAATATCTTCCATTTGTTAAAGCTCCACCACCTGTCCAGGCAGTTCCATTATATTCTTCTGTTGCAGTTTGAACAGGTAATCCACCAAAAGCAAGTCCTGCTGTTTGAGTTCCACAACCTGCTAATACTCTTCTTGCAGTTCCTAAATTTCCTCCTGTTGTCCAAGAAGAACCATTATATTCTTCTGTTGCATTAGAATCGGATGTTATAGGAGGTTGATATCCACCCATAGCAAGTGCTGCTGTTTGAGTTCCACATCCTGTTAAACCATATCTTGCTATTGCTAAACTTCCTCCTGCTGTCCAAGCAGAACCATTGTATTCTTCTGTTGCTGTTGTGACAGGTTCTCCGCCAAATCCTAAAGCTGCTGTTTGGGTTCCAGCTCCTCCTAATTGTTGTCTATCTGTTCCTAAAGCCCCACCCGTAGCCCAAGCTGCTGATTGAACACCAAAATATTTTACAGTCGCTGAAGTACTGTTATACCACACCTCTCCTTCAAAAGGAGATGGTGGATCAGAGCTTAAGCTCTGAACTTTAATTCCGTTAATTTCTTTGTACGTAGACATTTAAATTTTTATTCCTCTAATATTATATCAGCGGGTCTTGTACTGTTAGCTTTTTGTTCATCGGATTTGGCATCCCATGAAGTTTGTGCTGCAGTGACCTCAACGTCAACAATTGCTTGTGCCTCAACTAATGTTTTAACAGTTCCTAGCACTTTATTAATCCAAAGATTTGCATCTTTGTTATGTGCAGGTACTCTCCAAACATTACCAGGTAAACCGGAAAATGCAATTTTTCTAGATTCCTTATGTTCAATGAATCCTTTGCCCCAGTTTTCTGCTACGCAGTATTGATGTGTTTTTGCCATAGTTTACTCCTTCGTTAATTAAGTTGTTGTTATTGTTTTTGTTGCAGGATTTAATCCATTATATTCTAAAGTAGAGATACCAGGTTGACCCCCTGCAGCAAATGCAGATGCTTGAGTTCCCCCTGATGCAAATCTATCTTTTGAAGAAGGCATATTTGTACTAGCTGTCCAAGATGATCCATCATATACTTCTGTAGCAACTATACTAGGTGCTCCACCAAAAGTAACTGCTGCTGTTTGTGTTCCACCGCCCCCTGCATTATTTCTTGCTGTCCCTAAAGCTCCTCCAGCTGTCCAAGATGCGCCATTGTATTCTTCGGTAGCCGTTGTAACACCTGGCAAATTACCACCAGAGGCTAAAGCTGATGTTTGAATTCCTGCTGCTGCAGATCCTGATCTTGCTGTCCCTAAAGCTCCACCTGCTGTCCAGGATGTTCCATCGTATTCTTCTGTTGCAGTAATCGTGCCTGTACCACCAAAAACTAATCCTGCTGTTTGAGTTCCACAACCTGCTCTATAATAAGCAGTTGTAGCTGTATCTCCACCCGTTGTCCACGATGATCCATCATATTCTTGTGTTTTTAATCCAGGATTAGCAGGTGCAGGTGGTCCACCTCCAACACAAAGTGCTGCTGTTTGAGTTCCACAACCTACTGCATAACGTGTTGCCGTAACTAAAGCTGGTGTAGCCGTCCAAGCACTACCATCGTATGATTCACTTGCATTTGATCCATCGTTTGGTGGATTTCCACCAAAAGCTAAACCTGCTGGTACAGTTCCAGTTCCTGCTATACCATATCTTGAAGTATTTAAATCACCTCCTGTAGCCCAAGATGCTGGAGTTGCAACTCCAGTATAATATTTAAAAACTTGATCTGTTGAATTGTACCAAACTTGTCCGACAGTTGTTGGATCAGGGGTTACGTTTTGAATTGCAAAACCCTGTATCCCCTTATAAGTAGCCATTACTATTTAGCCTTTAACAACCAACCTTGAGTTCCATCTGTATAGACCAAAGTATTAGCTGCTCTCTCTACTGAAACTGTTAAACTTGCTGCAGTACCTTGAATTTTTTCTGCTCCATTGGGTGCAATTGTTAAAGCATATGTATCAAATGTTCCTGCATAATCTACAAAAGATATTTCATCTCCTAAAGTTCCTGCTGGTAAAGTCATTGTAAATGCGGTAAGTGTTGTATCACAAAAGTACCCTTCTCCTGCTACTGCTGTAAATCCAGCAGTTTTAACTGCTACCCATGATGTTCCACCAGAATTATCTACAAAAGATAAATTACCTGAACCGTCTGTTACTAAAATTTGATCTGCTGTTCCATCTGCTGCGGGTAAAGTTAAATTATCTAAAGTAATTTGACCTGTTCCTTTAGGTTGAATTGAAATACCAATATTTGTATCATCTCCAACTGCAGTAATTGAAGGTACACCTGAAGCTGCTGCGTTTTTAACTTGTATATGATTTACTGCTGCTCCAGTTGTTGAAAAAATTAATTGTTCATTACTTGACTCATCTAAAATACCGTGAGCCGTATCAATAATAATATTGTTATCATTAGTATCTAAGTTTGCTGAAAGCTGTGGTGAGTAGTCACTTGATAAATCAGTTAAATCTGTGTCTACAACATTTGTTCCATCAGAGAAAACAACTTTAGTACCTTTATCTAAAGATGACCAAGTTACTCCAGTTCCTGAAGTAGTTTTAACAGTTACTGCATGAGCACCTGATGTTGCATTCTCAATTATATAAGTTTTTTCTACTGTATCTGGAATTACAACATTCACTGCTCCAGCTATAGTTCCAATTAATTTTAAAACTTGGTTTTTACCATTTGATAAAGCACCATTTGTAAAAGCTAAAGTAGCACCTGAAGTTATTCCAACGGCATCATAACCGCCAATAGCTTGTTCAAGAATTAATAAATTTGTGTTTGTAATTTGTCCCCAAGTTCCAGAATTTTCTCCAGTCGCTTGAACAGTTAATTTTAAATTAGCTGATGTTGAATTTGCCATAATTTTTTATGTCTCCGTTATTTATAATTTTACTAAATTTAAGCAGCTGTGTCAACTTCCTTCCAGATAGGAGCTGGACCTGTATTTATCTGGTTCCAGATTAAAGTTGTAAGGCTTCCTTCACTAATTGTCAAGTTAATTCCTGTTAAAGATACATTAGCATTTGCAGTGGTTGTTTCATCACCTTCCTGCATAGTCAAATCAAAACCAGTTACATCTACAGGGGTATTTAAATCAACTACAACAGAGTTTTCTGTCATAGTCATTGCTTGACCTGTTAATGCTATATCTACATCAATAGTTACTGTTTCTTCACCTAATGCAATCGCTGCCGCATTACCTGTTAAAGAAACATCTGGAGCCGGATCCAGGTCGCCTTCTAACATAGACATTACTAAAGTGTCTACTTGTTCATTGCCCCAGGCACCAAAGCCCCATGAATAATTTCCGTTCCAAGTAGATGCAGATCTAGCAGATATTTCTACTATTGTATTTGCTTGTAATGTAGCTGTACCTAATGCACTTGTTAATTCTTGACCAGTAGGAGTAACAATTTCTGGATCAAAATTTATATCCATTGTCATTCCCATACCTGTTACTTCTGCAACAAATGTTGAACTTGCTTCGGGTGCTGTTAATGCACCAGTTAATTCTTGTCCTGTTATATTTGTAAATCCATCTCCAGTAAGTGTTACTGAATTTAAATTTGATGATAATGAAATTCCTGTTAATTCAACAGTTAAACCTGAAATACCCCAAGTCTCGGTTCCCCAAGTATCAGAACCCCAACCTTGATTTGTTTCCGCATCAACAGTTATTGAATTTAAATTTGAAGATAGTGATAGTCCACTTAAAGTAACGTTTCCGTCATTTTGCAAACCATATGCACCTGCACTCCAAGTTAATTCACCCCAGGTATTGGCCATAGGAAGTTACCTCCTATGATTAACCAGAGATTCTTAAAATCGCTGCAGTTGAAGTTGCCGCCGGAAACTGAATTGTAAACGTACCAGAAGTTGCAGTTTTATCTGAACCAAAATCTAATGCAGCAACAGCTGCGTTAGTTGCAGTAGCAGATGTATTATAAATTAATGCACCTCTAGCAGTTAAAGTCACTCCAGTAAAAGATAAGTTATTAAAATCTACTCTCGCTACACCAGCAGTCATCGACGTCCCTGCATTAACTAAATCTCCACCACCTGCCGAATATTGGCCGGAAGCAGCTACTTCACCTGAAGTAATGTAAACAGTTGTAGCAGAAGTTAAAGTCGCACCTGCGGTATAAAGAGCTAATTTAAAAACGTCTCCACCAGCACTTTTAAAATTGTGCTCACCTTCCAATAATTCTTTTTTGAAAGAGTTTGCAATTGCTTGTGTTATAGCCATAGTTTTTTTTCTCCTTATTTACCTATTCGAGGAACACCACTTTGATATTCATCTCGTCTTCTTCTTCCCATTTGTTCTACGGAGAAGCCTTCAACCACTTGTTTATACTTTCCTTCGTATAATTGCAAGAGATCATTTGGCCCCTTTAAAAAAGAAAATGCTTCTATTAAACATGCATATAATAGTCCATTGGGAAAATATGTACTTAAATATGTAACCGTATTTGTACTTGATAATCCATTATCTTTCAAGATATAATTTAACTGAATTACATAATCAGAACTTGGAGTAGGAGCAAATACTAAGGTATCCGCATCCCAATAACTATAGTATTTAGGCTCTCCTGTAGCTCCTGTTGAATTATATTCAGACATAAAACTAACATCTCTATATTCTAAAAAATTTCTAGTAGAACCTGCTCCACCATCTACGATTTGAGCCGATCTAATAACTAAAGCATTATCAGGAAAATCAATAAATCTTTGCCCTGTATTTAAATTGGTTGTTGCATATCTTCTATTATTATCCGAATCAACATCTCTTAATATTCTAAATTCAGCATTAGTAATAAATGTATCAATAATAGAATCTGTTAAAACGTTTGAATCTACTTCTGTATAATCTCTAATCTGTTGTAATAATTCTGTGTATGTCATTATCCTTGTAGGTTAACAGGTCCTGCTGTACAACCGTTTCCTCCTCCATTTATATTACCACTTGTTGCTGTATCACTACTTTGGAAGTAATAATAATTTGTAGTATCTGATACTATACCACTAGAATTTATTTTACCAACTGTAACTGTAAAACCATTTACATTACTAATATCAGTAACTCCATCAAAAGAAGGTACATTATTAAAACCAGATGCATCAGTTGCACCTCTAAATCTAACTATATTGCCAGTTGATCTATTATGATTTGGTGAAAATACATTAATATAAGTATTACTTGCATACTTAATTGTTTCAAATGGATTTGTTTGTAATAAAATTAAAACAGGTGGTTCAGTTCTTGCTGGTCTTGCATATCTTAAACCTTGTGGATCAGCTACTGTTGGTTTTGGTTCAAGTTGGGGTTGTTTTGCTTCATACTCTGAAACATGTACACGTGCACCATTCCATTCAACAACCATTTCACTATATGGAAATGCCATACCTGAACGGTCTGAAATAAATTGTGCGTATTTTCCGTTAGATAAATTAGACATTTGGATAATATAATTTTGGAGTTATAAATGTACTAGATGAAGAACCATCTTCTTCAAGAGCTCTTTTTAATTCATCTTCATATAATAATTTCATTTGTTGAACTAATTCTGGTTTAAATTTTTGTGCTAAATAATATGAAAGTCCTGATACCATACAAGGTACAAATCTATAGGGTACATCTGGTGTATTAGTATAGGCCCCTGAATCCTGAATCCGGCTAACGTAATAATAGTTAATAAAGTTTCCGGCTTCAGTGCTTCCGGGAGTTAAATATAAAGTGATAGTTACTCTATCTATAAATCTTTGTACAAAATATTGTGTTGGAGTTCCGGTATCTGTTTTAGAAGATAACCCTTGGTAAAGTGATCTGTTAATTTTAGTTAAAGAAAAATCTACAACAGTAGAGTTTCTATAAACAGCTTCTAATATATCATCTACACCATAAACAACTTGACTCATAGGAGTACTACCTAAATAAGTACTAGCTGTTGTACCACTATATCCTCTAGTAAGATTATTTAATTGTAAATAACCACTATTATAGACAAAAACTTGTTGAGGATAAAAAATTAATTCATTACCTATTTGCAATACTCCTGAAGAAGGTAGTTCTTTTGATATAGTAGAACCAAATGCAATATTAGTAGTTATAGTAGTATCGGTAGGATTTATGTTATTTGATGAGGCAGTAAAGTTTAAACCATCTGAAGTACCATCTGCAACTGATCTATACATCGTATATTCTGCTTGACCATCCACTAATGCAATTGAATTATTTTTTACTTCCCAGAAATGAAGACCTCTATTGCCCCATTCTTGAAACATAATGTTTAAAGAACGTCTAGCTGTTTTTACATCATTACCTGAATAATCAAATCTACCTAGTCTTTCATAAGCTTCAGTGATTACATCATCAATGTAAAAACTTGATTCAAAAGTCGTTGTTCCTGAACTTGTCATTAACTTAAGCTCCTGTAATTGTTACTGTAACGCTTCCGCCTGCTCCTGCTAAATTGTAAACAATACCATTTTCAAACTTTATACCTGAACCTGGAATATAAACTTCT